CTAGAAAGGTGCTAAAATCGGGCTTTAAAGCAGAAACTTGGCGAGAACAATTCCCCGATGAACTCGCTTTCAACGTAGCGTGTGCCATCACGGGTGTTCTTCCTCACAAAAAGTCGTGGCGACCTATCTACCTACACATACTGAACGATTGGCGCAGTAAGGAGTACATAATTGACAAATACATAGGGCTGTCCATCATTGGAACGGAAGTGAAAAGCACAGACATAATTAAAATCTACAACGACTTCGTGTCCTACTACTTTGATATGGCAGGCTTCAAAGAGAAATTCACCTACACCCCGAAGCTAGCCGACAACAAACGGATAATTGGCTACTATCACGTTTATATGAAGAACGCTTGGAAGTCCATCGTGACCGAACAATACGAGATTATGAAAAGGTCGGGGCTGTACTACGAACTACAAGAAATCCATGTAGGGGTGATTGGGGCGCAAGAGGATACTAAGGACTTGATTGAAATACTAGACGGAGATAAGTTTAAATTCCACTATTGGGGCGTGGAAGGCTACGAAAGACCTACCATCACCCTTATGCACGAGCTATCTCAAACCGTGCCGAGTATCATTCTATACTTCCACACTAAGGGAGCTAGTAAAGTAGCGGACAACGTGGCGGAATGGAGGGATGAAATGAATACACAAGTTTTGTTAAATTGGCGTGACTGCATTGCACATATCAGGAATGGTTACGATACTTGCGGTGTGAATTGGATAGGCTTCTACGAGGGCAACTTTTGGTGGTCTAGGACTAATTACATCAGAAGATTGGACGCACCTAAAGTGGGTACACGATACGAGGACGAAGAATGGATAGCAAGTGGAACACCAAATTATATTTCAATACCATCAACTAAAACCAAATATATATGACTAGAACAGAAAAAATCCAAGAAGCGTTCACTATTGTGTACACGCTAACAGAAATCACTCAACAACAAATTAAGTCAAAGAGTAGGCTAAGACCTATCGCTCAAGCACGACACTTATTCTGCTATCTGCTACGAAATCATTACTTGGACGGTATGTACCCATTTACTTTAAAAGACATAGGAAAAGAAATCGGTGGTCGTCATCACTCTACCATACTAAGTTCCCTAAAAGAACTACAAGACCTATGCGATAGTGACGAGGATGTAAGACTACAAGTCGCTCAAGCGGTGAGCATGGTTTCTGACTACGCAGAACCTTTGTTGCGCCAAAAGAATTATTCTGACTTTGTATCGGAAGCCTACTCTGAATTGGTAAGACTATACGCCATCACGGGAGAGAAAAACCAAGTGGTGTTGAAGAATTTAAACACTCTGCTAAGAAAAATCGGATGCGAGAATACGGAGGTCATTAGCCTTGTCGACTTGGCTCAAGCTAGCTGATACGCTACCACTCCAAACTCTCTGACCAATAATGGGTTTCTGTATTATGTACGGAAGCCCATATTTTTTTACTAGCTTATTGTAAAAGTCGGTGTCTAATAAAGTAATCAGTCTAGTATCCATTCTTACGTCCGTGTCCCACAGCCCGACCACCGATGGCATACCGATTGTGTTAATCTCGTTTAGGCGGTGCGTGAAAGACGGCTGAACATTCCACATAGGCAGTCCTCGCTCGTCAATCAGATTGGATAGTGATACTACCCACTTATAACTATCTAAAGCATCGCTGAAATCTTTTAGGGCGGTGTCGGTCATAAAGAGGTCATCTTGATACATTATTTTTATCTTACCTTTTATTGTATCAAGCAGGGCGTTAGTGTTGGCAGCCGTTCCTTTCTTATCGCAGTAGGTGTGACCAAACCCATATCGGGCGCAAAGGTTCTCAACATGGTCTAGGTCAGAGTTGTCGCTGACTACAACGGAAAAATCCACCCCCTTTTGGACGGAGATGGACTTGAATAATAGGTCTAGCTTATCTAGTGTTCGGGTGTCCTTGTAGTAGGTCGGGATGGCTATTGTCATATTGATTTTTTTATGTCGTTACATTGTTCTTCAATCTTCTCCACATCTTCCAAAGGTAGCAAAATAAGCACCGAGAAGATATTGGATAAAGCCATCATCTTTTCTTCGCTCATTGTCATTTCCTCGTCAAATGCTTGTTTGGACTTTGGCATATAATCTTTTAATCGCTCAATTCCGTTCTTAAACCCGTTCACGAGCATAGCTAGGGTGTTTTTAAATCCGCTATTCAGTCCCTTAAACTTCAAGAAAGTCTGATGCTCGATGTGTAGCATCTTCATTAAGTAGGTCTGTCTGAATAAACTCTGCGATAGTTCTTTGGCTAATTCTTCTTGGTTCATGCTATTTTATTGTGTTCTAGTCTATAAAAATAATCGTTCTTAAATACATCGCCTTTCTCGATATACGGTGCTTGGACTATGTTAATTCCGTGCTTCCGCATAGAGTAAGGGAAAGCCGCTTGGTCAAAGTAGGAATATGTGGTAGTAATATCCCACCAAAGGTCGAAGGCTTCGTTCATTTTTATTCCGTTGTGCCTCATCCATATTCCGCACGACCATAGCCCCCATTTAGGCGGGTGTCCTTGCTCCACATAGAACGCTCGTTCAAGGGGTAACTGCTGATTGGCGTACCTTGATGTCAAATACTCGTCTTTAGAGTTTATTATCACGTCTAGTTCATCGTAGATACATTCTCGTTGATTGTGTTTGCCTATCACAATATCCCCACCGCTTTCTAGTAATCTTGTGGTCATGTCCTTTAAAAACAACGGGCTTGTTATTTGTACGCTACCGTCCACCCAACAATGTAGGTCGTATTCCTTGAGTTCTTCCACTCTGTGCGATTGGCACTTGTAATACTTGGACTTTAGTCTGTCGTTGAGATTGGGAAACGGTCTGCTGTTGTCCTCGTTAAAGAAGAAAGTCTTGTACTCAAACCCTTCTTGGGTGGGTACGTCTTTCGGGGTGTCGTGTCCTCCGAATACTGATGATAATAGTGCTATTTTCATATATATATAATTTAAAATGGTGCTTCTTCTTCCCCGCTTTTCGGTTCGTTGTGATAAGATACTTCCCCAACAGCCCCGTAAAGGTCGGTGTAGTAGCAGTTCACGTTCCTCTCTAGTCTAATCGGTTCGCTCGTGATGTTACCGCCCGAAAATTTACTCTTAATCTTTCTAACGTGCCACTCTGTGATAAACCACTCCGTAGGGTGGCTAATTCTTCTGTGCAACGTAAGGAAATTATCGCACCGATTGTTCCACATACTGCCGTATTCAATATCAGCAGCGTAAGGGGCTTCGGGGTATCCGTTTTTCATTCTCTTGTTAGCCTCCGTGTTAGGGTGCGCCAAAGCAAATATACTTATTTTGGTATTCTTGGTGAATAACCTGAACTCCGTAGCCATTCGGTAATTGTAGCGGTACTCTCCGTACAACTTCAACTCCTTAACATCGTACTCAAGAGCAGACAAGGGGTCAATTAATAACCCTGCGTAGGCTTTCTTTTTAGCTTCCTTGATAGCCGAGTTGAGTACATCGTGGTAGGTGTATATTCTTTTGTTGGAGAACACCGTAAAATGCTTCTTAGCCCACGCCTTAGCTTGGATGTATTCGTTATTGTCAATCTTTTTAATCGGCTTGGACAAGTAGTATTCGATTATCACTTTGAATATCTCTCCAATATCGTTCTCCATCGAACACACCATCCAATTGAAGCCGTGTCTTTTACTTAGCATAGTCAGCCACCACAGAAAACTATCGGTCTTTCCGATGTTCGCCATACCACCAATCATATTGAATGAAGCGGGTTTAAACACCCAACTAGCGTCTAACGATGGCATACCGATACCAACACCCATCTGCAACTCATCGTTCCTATAAGCCTCTAAGAACTCGTCTGCCTCGCTGTCGTCCGCTAGGTATGTACCCGTTGTGTCGGCTTCAATCTGCTTATCTATCGCATCCAATTCGGGCATGGTGTCCCCGTAGCCCATCTTCATCAACTCTTTAGCCGCTTCCGAGTAGGTTTCCTTGTTAAGACTGCCGTACTTGAGCATCACGAACACTTGTACGGGGTTGTATCCCTTACTAGGCTCAAACTCACTTGATGAAGTAAAGCAGAAGAATATTCTCTTATCGGTGTGCCAATCTGCTGACGTTCTGCTATCCGTTTGCCCCGCCCGTCTAAACCGCATATTATTTCCCTCTGTTTCCACATAAGTCCAACCCGCTTCTTCGAGTAGTCTTGGAACGTCACCGTCCATATTGAAAGCGTCAAAAGGGGACGATGCTAATTTCTTGCCCCGTGCTATCGGTGCTAGGACTTCCTTCTTTGTCCAAAGATTTGTTTGGTCGAACTTCTTTAAAATGTTGTGGAGCTGTTCTCTCTCTTTGGGCGTGATGGTCGGTACGTCCTTAAACGAGATTGATTTCTTGCTCGTAATCTGATACCCTTGTGTCGGGGCGCAAACTATGTAACCACCCTCGCCTCGTGTTTCAATTAATGGCTTGTACTTTTCTTTTGGATTTTTCTTAATTTCTTCCTCTGTGGCGTATCTTCTAGCTAAAACTTTATTACCTTCAATTTCTTCGCATTTATAGAAAAAATGAATACCCTTATTTGTTGACGTTTCAACGAGAAAATCGTGAGCAAAAGGCAACGACTTAATTTCTCCTTTAATTCTTTCGTATAGAGTGCCTGTCGTGTCGTACTTTAAATCAATATCTATTGGTTCTAATCCACCACTAACCTTGCCACAAACAATTCCTATTCCAAAAGCGTCTAAAGCGTCTTTCTCTTTTGGCTCAATTAATTGTTTTTGCAACTTACTCCAAGAATGTAATGGTTTCTTTGCTTTATCGCAAAAAAGTACCGAGTAACCCCAATTATAGTATATTCTACCTGCTTCTATCAACGTCATAATGCTACTACCCTCCCGTTTATTGCGTGATAATTTTCTCTGAATGATACGTTTGGTGTTTCGTAGATAGTACCATGCTTAGTATTAATCTCCTTGAACTTACTCTTGTTTTTCAGCAACCACTCTTGCTCGTCCTCTGTCATTTCAAGTTCGCCAATCGTGTTGATAATGGGATACAACTTATTAAATCGGCTCAATCGGAGTTCAAAGTTTATTCTTCCCTCGCTTGCTTCGTAGTAAAATTTCTTTAGTTGCTTGAAGTCAGCGATAATAGCTGAATGTTTGCCCCACATATTTCTAGTTACTACCACACAGAATGTGAACGGCATTTTTTCGTATAATATTTCTAATCTGTTTTTCATCTTCCAAAGGTTTTTCTAATCTGCAAATCCATTTCGTGCGCTTCGACTGCCGCATCGTATTCTTCCTGAATACTCTCGATTAATCTCCTCTTGAGTTGTTCGTCAATATTGTCGATTAATTCTTCCTCAATGAGCGTGTCAAAGCACTCGTCCTCTTCGTTTTCTACCGCTATTCTTATGATATAAATATCGGCATCATCGTATAGGTTGAAGTCTGCGGAGTAGGTCTTGCCTTTGGAGGTGAATAGGTGGTCTTCGTATTTTTTCATGGTTTATGGTTTAATGATTAATATTCTTTTGCTTCTCTTACAATGTCTTTCAACTGTGCGTAATTGAACGGGCAAAGAAACTCTTTTCCGACCGCAAATACAACAGAGTATTCAGTATCATTTTCAAAATAACACCCAATAGCGTCTATATTATAGAAAGTGATAGGCTTGAGTTCTAAATCCTCTATTTCAATTTCTAATTCTAATTCAGCAAGTTTGAGTGTGTCCTCACCGTAGTGATAGATTGGTAGTTCTAGTTCCATAGTTATGCGTTTTTAAGGGTTAATTCTTCATTGTAATCCACCATACCTTCCATTTCAACGCCATACAAATATTCACCTGCGTAATCTCCTAATAAACAAAGGCACACACCATATCTTGTAAAGTATCCAATCCATCCATTTGCCGACATAAGTTTTGGGAAAGGTTTAGTTCCTTGCGTTTTCTGTTCGCCAACTATTACGTTTATCATAGTTTTTATTTTAACGAGTTTGCATTGATGCTTCAATTAATTTCTTTTCGTAGCTGATTAAAGTCACGATACTTTGTCTGCGCTTGTCCAACTCACTTCCCTGCTCCTTGATTAACTCGTAGATGGATAGTTCGGGGGCGCAAAGGGAGTTGATGTATTCCTTAGTGACCAATGGCGTATAGCCCTTTTCTGCCGCTTCGGGTATCACCTCTTTCTTCTTCTGCTCCAAGTAGTATTTTGCACTAGCTTGCATCAAAGGGATGTTAGAAGCCACGTTGCATACGTCCATAATATGTTCTCGTAGCATATCCACGTTGTCGGAAGATAGCTGTAAGGTGAGTATCTGCTGAACTTGCTCAACGTACACTTTTAAATCGTTACTTGGGATTATTAGGCTCATATCTTAGTTTTAAAAAGCGTTGGGTTCTCGCACCCAACAAACGGTCTGACTACTATTCCCGTATGAATAATTACAGCGCACGGGGTTTACCTTACTATACCCTGTCAAAAGATGGGGGTTAAGAACATACTCGAAGTAACCTTAATTTCAAATATAGCAAGTATCATAATAGTCTGTGATGCTTTGACTTTCATCTTTCCTGCGCCTACCCTATAAATATCTTTCTAGTGCCGCTTTAATTGTAGCGTCAACTTGTTCTTTAGTGATTTTGTCGTTAGCAAGTAGTGTCATAGCACCCAAGTAGGCGAAACCTTTTTTCATGTCGTCCCATTTTGCGCCACCGCCTCCACCGAAACCACCGCCTGACTGAACGGGCTTGATGTTCCAATAGCCTTTGTCGTTTTGGGTAAGTTCCGCTTCCACTTCTTGTCCTACTACGAACTTGGTTTGTGGGTTAGACTTGCTCAAGTAGTTGTAGCTGTGAGGCTGACCTTTAATCTTGATGTTAAAGGAATAAAACTTTCCGTGTTTCAAATCTACTTCTTTTTGAAACGAGCTTTCTGTGATTGTTACTTTCTCTGCCATTTTTATTTAATTTAATTGTTTACTTCTTCTTCTTCAATATCTGTCATGTCTGCAACAAGTTCCTTGATATTGAACCCTGCTTTCTCGATTTCTTCTAGGGCTATCTTGTTCTTGTCAGTCAGCACTATCGGCTTGCCCGTTGGGGTCGTTTCACCTTTCTCAATCTTCTTTAATCTAGCTAACACAGCGTTTCTCGATGTGACCGTCTTGCTTACAAAAGCCCTATAATCTTCGGGTGTTTCAAATCCGTACAGCAAAGTTAAGTAATTGCTGTATTCTACATAAAAATTTCTGTTAAATTTTCCTTCCCAAACAATTAAAGGTGATACGGGTGGTCTTTCGTTGTGTACCAAGTAATCGTACAACTCGTCAATAGTTCTTTCGTATCTTGCGTCTAAGTCCTTGTTAGGGTACTCCACCTTCACTTGCTCCATCAAAGCATCGTCCTTAGAGATATAGTCAACGTATCCCATAGGTAAGTTCAATCCTTTTAGATAGTGGTATAGTTGAAGTTCGTGTCCTATCATCCGCCCACCTCTCTGAACCTTGTCAATAACGTAGGAAGAACAAGACTTACATTCTCTCACCATTGGTGCGAACTCGGTGTCGCCATATACGTTATAGAACCTATCCACCACCGCTAACAAGTAGTCGGTCAATTCTGTGCTGAAAAATAACTTAGAGATGTAGTGTCGGGCTGCTTCATAATCGGGTTTGCCTTCGATTAAGAAATCTAATTTACCTTTGACCTTTATGCGACCGTGTGTCCACACTTCTTCTTGCTTCTCTAGTCGGATACCCATAGCCTTGATAGGAATGGTTTGAATGTCCTCCCAAATATTCCCCGCTAGGAATTTTCTGCGTGAACGTGCGTTAGGTGGGTTGGTAGGTTTCTCTCCCTTCATCGAAAGAAAGTTATCTACGGTAGGTTGATTGAGTTGTGATGCCCAAAGGTAGTCACGTTCTACTAGGGGTCTGTCGGGGCGTAAGGAAGCCATATTCCATACATCACGCATCGAGAAGTCGGTTATTGTGTTCATGTTTTTATTTTTAGGTTAATTATAAAATCTCTGATTGAAACTCATCGTTACTCACATTCGCTACTATGTAATCCATAGCACCAAATAAGTTACGTTTCTCTAGTGGCTGATTAAGCGACTTTAATTCCTCAACATTTACTTGGTCTATCGTAATAGATATGTCGAGGTTGATAGAAAGCGGAAACAACTTCTTGATGTCGCTCTCAAATTGCTTTCTTAATTGATTGTATTTTTCCATTTCAATGTTCGTTTGGTTACGCAAATGTAGGTATTACATTTAGTACCAACAAACATTATCAAATAATTCTTTGCAAAAAAATGTTAAACTATTATTGAGGTAACTTCGTAATAAACATTTCCAAGTTCATCTGTTACCTTATCAATGCTTTCACCTTTTTTAATCTTAACCTTCTTAGGTTCAGAAAAAATGTAGCTTCCTAGTTCCCATCCATCAGGAGTAATAGGCGTTTGTTTTGATTTAATAATGTATTTAGAGAATAGTTTATTGCTTGATAGTTCTTTAAATGTAGCAACTGTTCCCCAAAATGTAAGCAACATTCCTGTATTTTCTTTTGCTATTTGTGTTTCTATGTTCATGTTTTTATAATTTTAGAATGTTACATAAGATAATACTCCTCCTGATAAAATTTGCTCAACATCTCCGTCAACTGCATCAAGAAGTGTAACAGATGGTGAAAAAGCCTGCATCCCCGCAGTAGATGTAAATGTTTTATTTTCAATACCTGCCATAAATAAGTTTCGATTAATGTCACCTGTTACAATATTGTTTTCAAGATAACTAAAATTGTTATCGTCAAAAGTGCCATCAATTGAATTATTTATAAAAAAAGTTCCCGTATTATTTAAAAAATCATAACTTAACTCACTTTCAGCTAATTCCACTAAAGTATTATGACTGACTTCACCATCAAATTGGTTACTTTGAACGTATGTAATGTTATTGTTTCCAAATTCAAGTAAACATAATTGGTCAAGCAATATATCAATATTATTTACAGCAAATATTTCTTGAAATGTTGATAAAGCCCCAAGTGAAACTTTTGATACAGCACAATCTAATTGAAATACAACATTATCTAATTGATAAGGTAATCCCAAACCTATTTGATTTAATTCTAACCCTGAACCTACACTTACATCAAAAGCTCCCTCAATTAAATTAAATGGAGTGAAATCTTGAAATGCAAAACCTGTGTCAGTATAATTATTATAATCACCACTACCACTTACTGTTTCCCAACGTCTAAAGATGACATTTCTCCAATCGTAATCTCTATAAAGTTTTAAAAGAGTGTCGTAACGAGAAGTGATAACTCCTGTTGATTGACCTAGTACGGCATCGTAATCTCTATCATTAAAAATAGGTTTCCAAGTAATTTTATCAGTCGGATAAACAGTTGACCAAATTTCCGTAGCAAGTTCAGAGCTTGAAACAGCTTGAACAAGCATTGGTTCTATTGCTCCTGTATGTATTTCTTCATTACTTATGCTATCGGAAAATTGAATATAATGAGCTGTTTGGAAATCTGTAATTTTATACCAACTTCCTGCTATTAATTGCGATGTGGATATTAATGTTTCAAGTTGACTGAATACTATATTTGTTGCAACTACACCATTTACATTGCTACTTGAATTTGATTGTAAATTATAGAACTCTAGTACCGTGAGATTATCCCCTGCGTTACCCTCTACTACTACGGGGTCAACAAAGAAATCAGTAATAGGCTTGAATGAAATCGTATTTAAAGCCCCTATTGCGCTTCCCGATACCGTACCCGTGCCATCGCCCGTGCTAATCACTTCCCAACCAAATAACTTACTCTCAATGAGGTTGAAGTCGCCCGTATAGGCAGAAGCATCTCTATCTACCTTGATAAATTGCCCGAACCACGCTACTACATTGAAAGGTGCGGTGCTTGTACCATCCCAAACCCATAAACTTATTTTTTGTTGCTGTTTATTTGCGCCCGCTTGTACAAGAATGGCATCTAAAGCAGCAGCCGTTCCACTATATTCTAGTAAGAGAACATCGCCCGCAAAAGGGGTTAATGTACCTGCTTGAACAACAGAGGCGGGGATAGTGGTTAAGTCTGTTACGGTGCGTACATTAGGGTTCATTTTATGTGGTTTTTACTATGCAAATTTAATATTTTTTAACTAATTTACGCTTTCTTGTGGTTTTTTCTTCTTATCCTCTTGAACACTTATACCACCACCGAAAAATCCGTAGAACAATAGCATCCCATCTAATGCAGTAGGGTCGTCTTTCAATAGGTCTAGCACGGTATTCAAGTAAATAGGGCGCATAACCTCACCTAGTTCATTTTTAAACGAGTATTCTTTGCCGTATAGCTTACGCATACCATCTCTATCAACATTTGACTTCATATAATTTACGAGTAACCCTGCTGACGGTGCTAGTTTATTGGTAGCTTGTTGTGTAATTAAGTCAAACTTAGTAGGGGTAAAAATACCTTGCCCTAGTCTTTTAGTTTCTCCGCCTTTAGTAATGCTGTCTAAAATCATTCTTGAAGCAAACACAATTTGTTGGATTTTACCACCCCACGGGTCTATTCGCCTATTCCCAATAATAATCTTACCAAAGTCACTACTTGTTGGGTCTGAACCCACGCTTGTTTCATCATCGTCATCAGTTCCTAAACCTGCGGCTGCTAACATAACCATAGAAGTAGTCAATCCCATCATTTTTGATAAGTCGCCTAGTGCTATCTTATTAGCTACCGACACTTCTTTCGTGCCGCTATCTTTTTGCCACTTATAAACTTGTCTAGGTAGTAAAATAGTAGTTTTTAAGCCCGAAGCCCAATTTCGAGGCGAGAAGAAAACCTTACTTAGTTCTTCCGAAAATCCTTCCAATTTACCAATAGAAGCACGACCCGTTAGTGTGTTCACTACGTCCGCCATATCTTTGTAGGCTTGTTGGTTTTCGTTGTAGTTCTTGCCCTTCATTTCTAGCATTTGAACGCCATCAAGGAAACGAAGCACACGAATAGTGTCTAGGTAGCCTACTGACGCACGTTCCAACGCTTTAAATGGATTGGCTTTTAACCAACCTTCGTAAGCACTTTCGCTTTTTAGTTTTAGAGGTGAGCCAAGTACACCCCAAGCTATGTTCGTCCATTGGCTATTGAATAACTCCTCTCTCGCTGTAATTTTAGAATTAGGTTCGGTTATCGCCAATTTAGACTGCTTCATTATCGGGTAGAACTCTTGCGCTCGTAGGTTACTAATGAACTCATCTGATTTCTTTTCACTCCACATCATTGACCAAGCGGTCTTTGCCGCCTTGTAGCTATTGCTAGGATTGGATATTAATTGTGTCAAGCCTTGCACCCCAATAAACGACCACTCACCCGTTGCGCTTAATGCACGGGTAATTCCCCATGCTTCCCACGCCTTGTCTTTCCAAACTTCAACCTTAGTTCTGTTTCTTAGTTCGGCTTTTTGGATTTCCTTGTCGTACTCGTCTTGAAGTCTAATCTTTTCAGCACGAAGTTTTGTCAATTCGGTATCCTCAATTAATAGCTTCTTAGGCTTCTTGTCAAAGTCCTCGTTCTTCAATTTATTTTTTAGAACCTCTATGCGCCTTTCGGTAGCACGTTTGGTCATTTCTAATCTCTTCGCTTCTTTGTAGGTTTCGTCCTTGAACATTTCATCGTAACGCTTCTTAACTTCATCACGCTTTGCTTTAAGGTCGTCCAATTCTTTGTCACTACGCATCGTTCTAGCACTCTTAGGTACTTGCTCCCCTTTGGCTATTTCGGCTTCCATGTCCTCGATTTGGTTACTCAACCTAGTCTTAGCGGCATCTAACGCTGTTTTAAGTTGCTTTTCCATCGTGGCTTCGTCAACACCTAATTCTTTAAGTGCCTCTCTTACCTTTTTACGCATTTCACGTTGCTCAACAGTTGGTGCTTCTCTTTGCTGACCACTCTTTAACGGACGTTGACCTTTTTCAATATCTTCTAGTGCGCTAATCATTCGACCGATGTCTTTCATTCGGTTGATTTCTTTGGTTATATCATCACCGTTTTTAAATGTCTTGCCGTAACCCGTAATAGCGTCACGAATTTCTCGTTCCGTTCCACTATAATCTTTTTGGATAGCTTTTACTAGGTCGTCAATGTTATCAATACCGTCCTCTACCAACCCACGAATGTATGAGTTTGGTATCTTTAGCTTGTTATCGCTTTCTTCGGGTAGCATAGCAAGGTCGAAATCAGTAGCAAAGTCGTCAAAGTTTAATTTGTCGCCAAACTTAGTCTTAACAAACTCACGCACTTTTTCGCCTACGTTTTCAATAGTTGCTTCACCGTTCAATATTAGTGACTGACCTATCTTAGTAAGACCCGTTACCACGCTTGCACGTTTCGTTCCACTAGCCATCAACTGAACGCCTAATGCTTGTGCAATGTCGTCCAATCCTTCGCTCATTAATCGCTTTGCCTTTGCTTTTTTATTGGCAGTAGGATTTCGCTTAATGGATGCTTTTATTTCATCTACGACTTGTTGTTCTGACGCTTTTTGTGCTTTGTTTTCGGCTTCCTTAATCTGCTTAGACAACTCCTTTATTTGGTCGTCTAGTTCCTTGAATTTAGCGGCTATTTCAGCAGGGATTTCTCCGTTGTTAGCGTCCTTGTATTCCTTGATTTTCTTTTCGTAGTTATAGCCTAAGTCGCTATCTCTGTCGTAAATGTACCCTAATTGAGAACCAAATTGTCCCGCTTCGGTGGCTACATTGCTAAACCTACTATAAACAGCCGCCAAGTCTTTAGATAGAATTTCAATTTCCTCTGTTGTTTTAGCTGAATTTATTTGTTCGTTTAAGTCACGGATTTTAGCGGCATACACCTCTGCGGCTGAACCGCCCACAATGTCACCATTAATTGTCGCTTGGTAAGCCATATCCAAACCGACTTGTTCGATTAACTTCTTAGCATTGGCTTCCGCTTCTGCGTGAGGTATCTTATCTCTATTTAAGCCGAACTTCTCAATTTCTTTACGCACTTCTTCTCTAGTATCACCCTCATACACACGATACGTTAAGACGGTCTTTTTTACGCCACCATCTTTTACTCCCGTTTCTGCTTTTCCTTTAGGAGGCTTCTGCCCGCCACTAGCCATATCAAACAAATCATCATTTTCAAGTAGTGCTTGTTTAAATTGCGCTTCGGTTAATACTTTGCCGTTAAGTGTGTATTTACAACCCATTATTTTCCTAGTTCTTTGTCAATTATTAATAATGCGCAAGCATCATCTTTAGCTAATTCTACTCTTGCTAGCAAATCCCCATATTCGCCCACCGTCTTGCGCTGAATTTCCACATAAGGCAATAGGTGTTGTAGAATTTCGGGGTACTCCATACCCTCTGTCTTAGCTAATTCTTTGTAGTATTCCAACAAGTCATATTCTGCTTCCATCGCTTCGGTTAAAGCATTTTTCAGCGTAGTTACCTTGTTAGATATAGCATCGGTCTTTGGCATACCCACCGTTATTCCCATATCGTTCAAAAAGTCAATATGATTTTGAGCGTGTCCATTTTCTTCGGAAATTTCCGATAAGAATTTCTTTTGTGCGCCAAAGTACCCAACGCCCTGCATCTGACTAGCTAAATGTCGGTATAGCTGTGCGTGGTAGAGTTCGTATTTAATTGCTTGCTCAAATTTGCCAACACATGATTGGTCTAATAGTTTTTTTCTCATTTTAGCACTCTATTTTTAGGTTTTTGATTTCTCCGTTATCTATCTTGGTTTGAAGCATAGTTTTCATGTCCTCAAAGTTATCAATTATTTCTCTAACTCTTTGCGCTTTTTCGGGATTTTCTTTTGCGTATTCTGATAGCAACTTATCTTTTTTGCTTGCCCCTTTAGTTTCATCGTAGGTTTCAAAAATAGATTTTTCTTCTACTTTAGCTTTTTTGCCACTAGCTTCATCCCAAGCTAGTTTAATATTATCGTTTATTTCTTCACCAATTTCTTCTGCCCACGCTTGTATATCACCACCGACTTCGGCAATGTATTCTTTCGCTACTTCAACATAGGCATCGAATAGTTCTCGGTCTGCTTTTGCTTGGTTCTTTGCATCTTCAAACGGGTCAACGACTGCGCCTAAGTTGCCTTTCTTTTTGGCGAGTTCGTCACGCTTCTTTTTGATTTCGGCTAACTTGGCTTTTGCGGCTTCGAGTTTGGTTGGCTTCAAATCTATCTCCACTTGACCTTTCAACTTATCGTCCACCAATCCTTGCGCTTTATCGTAGGCTTCTTTCGCCTCATCGAATTTGCGTTTAGCGTCTTTGGCTTGCTTGGCTAAGTCTGCGCTATCGTCAAATAGTTTTTGTTCTTTGCCTTCAAACACAGAACTTTGCTTATTTGCTAAATCGGCTTCTAGTGCTTTTGTGACTTTATTGTATTCGTTTTCCGCATCTAAGAAGTTGCGCTTGGCTTCTGCAAGTCTTTCTTCGTTTTTATTTCTTGCATCTTTTTGATTTTCAACATCCTTTTCGCTTTCTCCTCGTTGGTTAGTTTTGGCGTTTGCATAGTCTAGTTCTTTTTGTTTTTCTTCGTTAGATAATGTATTTAGGTATTCATCGTATTCTTTTGCTTCTCGGATAACATCTTCTTCTGTAATTCCACTTTCTTCTAATTGATTAGAATATTCATCCATTTCGGATTGTTCTTCCCAATTTAAACCGTTTTCTTTGTACCACTTCTTCTCTTGCTCTGCCTTATATTTACCTTCTTCAACATACGCTTCATATTGTGAGCGTGTCATACCATAATTCTCCATAAAAGAAGCATCATCATATTTCTTAGCCAACTCTGATTGTAAATCAAGTTTGCTATCATATCTGCTTAACACCTCAATTATTTCGCTTCTGATTTGCTGTTGGTCGTACTCCATGTCGGGGTTCATTGCGGTCATTTCTTCTGCAATATTCATAACCAAATCGTCCATTCTCGGTGCTTTGCTAGAATGAACCCAACTACGTTTCTTGAAATCTTCTTTACCTCTAGTTTCTGAAATTACATTACCCTTACTCGTTATTCTTCCACCACCTTTTTGAGAACCAAATCCCGTTTCTGACTTTAAATCTTCTGTGTTTATTCTACCACCAACGGCAAAGTATTTCATTACCGCATCAAATGTATCTAGTGGCACATATTTTCTTGATGCCTCTAGTATTTTTATAGGCTTAACTTCGTCTACTTGTTCAGCTTTAGGTGCTTCTTTAATAACCTTTTCTGTACTTTCAATTACTACGGGTGCTTGTTCGGTTGTTCCCTCTTGCCCCGCCTCTGCTTTGGGTGTTTTTTTGAGGGATTGTTCTACTGCTTCAAAATCTTTTTTAAACTGGTTGGCTTGACCTTTAGGCACTTCTATTGCCACTTTCCCAATGCCTAATTCTTTTGCTGCAAGTATTCTGTGTCTACCATCTTCAAATGATATTTTACCATTGTTTATTTGTGCGATACTTGGTTCAAATTCAGCCTTTGTTGTTTCGCTTCTTACACCTGTCTTTGGATTAATCCATCTTTTATCTTTAGCGTAATTTAAAATAAAATCTTTTGCTTTTTGAACCCTACTACCTATTTGATTTTTTTTGTTTTGCACATCATAATCAGGGTCGTCTTTCGTAAGCCTATCTAATACCTTAGATGGGTCAACAAATACGACTTCATGTGTTTTAGGGTAACGCTGTTTGTATTCAACTGTTGTCAAATCAACCTCTCCCCCTACTACACTACCTGCTTTAACTTCTTGAGTAGGTTCGGTTGCTCCCCCTTGCCCCGCTTCTGCTACGGGTTGTTGCTTATCTTCGGGGTAAAGTATTTTACTTTCGTCAAGAACAATTATTTCATTTTCATATTGAGATGAATTTTTATCTATAATGGCATCGTAGCCTAGTTTTTTTGCCGCATCCGATATGTGATACGAAGGGATTTCTGCTATTTCTGAAATATTATCGGGGTCATACCTAAAATATGCTTCATCTTCCCCTAATTTAAGTCCTTTCTTTTTCCCATATTCTTCATCAGCTAACCTAATTGCTTCTTTTTCTATCTCATTCCACTCTTTTGTATTTGTATATACAGGTTTGTTTATAGTCAATTCTGCCTCTGTTATGTTCTCTCCAAACTCATTTGTTACCAAATCTTTGTTAGTAGAAAAATAAACTCCTGTCCCAAATTGGGGGGCATTACTATTTTTTAACCTACCGCTTCTTTTTTGACTAGAGGCGTGAAAAAATATTTTATTTCCCCCTAATGAGAAAACACTACTACCTTCATTAACCTTACTCTCACTAACCGTAGGTTCTAACTCCACTTCCACCGTTTCTGCGTTGGGCTGTTGGGCTTCGACTATTTTCTGCGCTTCCTTCTCTTGCTCGGCTTTGGTCTGTTGCTCAATTATTTTAGTCGCCTCTTTTTGCCTATCCTCCAAGAACTTTAATCGCTCTTTATCGTAGTCGGTGTTGCTGTCCTTTGCGGTCTGTAATTTATTGAGTTCGGCTTTCTCCTTTGCTGTTAAAGGGATAGCGGCTTTAATTTGTATCTCCGATGATAGTTGCTCAATTTTGCCCTCTATTGCGGGGAGTGCTGCGGGGGAAGCGGTTTTCTTTTGTTCTTCTAATACGTCCAACTGCTTCTGTAAATCAATTACATCGTCAACTGATTGTTCGGGGATTTCTACGCCTTGTAGTTTCTGTTGAGCTTTGGCACTTTTCTGAACGTCTTGTATAAATTGATTAGCATTTGCTTCATTAGCCACCCCTTGCTTTACAGCATCATCTACTATTGCTTGTATATCTTGAAAAGGTGCTTTAGCCATCGTATTAACAATAGTTCCATAGCCCTTTACTTTTTGACCGCCTGTTACTGCTACTTTCACTCCTAAGCCAAAAAATGCTTCTCCTGCCATATTTTCAATGACACCTTCGTGCAACTTTCTATCTAACCCTAATCGTTGTATGTTTGCGTTTTGCCCTGCGGCAACAAGCCCTGCCGTAACAACATCAATTTGGGCTTCTTTTAACCCCGATTTTACAGCCTCTTTAAAACTTTTTGATACTACGCTTGCTACGGGTTTTCCGCCTGCGGTTACTAAACCCGCCAATCCTTCTACTACTCCACCAACCCCGCCTACTACTGCTTGCTTTTTAGCTAACGCTAACGCCTCTGCTTGAGTTTTACCTTGTGACCTAGCTGTGGTATAAACATCTAAAATACCGCTACCAATACCCATTCTTCCATAATACAAAGCACCTGCACCTACACCGACTGCGGGGCTTAAAGCACTCGCAGTAACAGATACCGCCATAGGCTTAACTTGACCACCAATCATAGTACCTATATCTCCACCAACCGTAGTTTCTGTCGGCATAGTGGCTTGTTCCATGTAAAGATTTTCGAGAGATTTACCAAGTTGGTCGTCATCTCCCGATAAATATAAGTCAGCTAAAGTATTTGATATTGTTGTTTGATTAATGCCATCAAAGAAACCTTTGGTAAATCCAACTTTTTCAAGTTTATCCTTATTGAGATTATACATCTCTTTGATGTTCAAATCAATTTGTGCCGCATTTTCTTTGTACTTATTGATGCTAGTAGATAATTCTTTTGACTTTATATCAGCCACTCCAAGAACATCTCTTAATTTTACTTTCCCCTCGTATGCCGCTTTTGCTTCAAAAGATTTCTTGCCTTTGTTTACAATGTCTTTTATCTGATTTTGTCTATTTACTTCTTCCGACATATCATCGGATGGCATATTAAAAGTAGGTATTGTAACGGTTGCATTGTATTCGTCTGTTTGACTTACATCTGTATCTAGTAAAGCATCTCGTTTGGCAACTAAAGCATTGTAAGCGTCTATCTGTTCTTTTGTTTTTGGCTCACCCATTGCCGCTAACTGACCGTCAATAGCTGTCAATTCTTTGTATTGAGGTAGATTAGTGGCAAAATCAATTTGGCTAGAAAGGTTTTCTATTTTCTTTCCTTCTTGAAATACTTGGTCTTGTTTTGCAACGGTTTGTTCTTGTAGTTTTTTTGTTCTTACATATCGTGACTGATTAATGTCTTCTAAAGCCTTTTGAGCGTTTTCAGCATTAACTTTAATCTCGCCAAAAACATCACCTTTGGCAATACCCATCTGCCTACTCTCGTCACCAAGAGTTAATTTACCCGTTATCCTTGAGTTTGTCTTATTAATTTCGTCAATAGCGTACTTTCTAGCATCAGCCATTGACGATTGACCCTGCAAGTCGCTTATGCGCTTTTCTGCAAGTTCTTGGATATTCTTTTCCGTAGGCTCAATAATAAACTTATCCCTTGTTCCACTCACGGTAGAAGGCACGGATTGAGGCTTTAAGTCGGGCTGTAAAACTCCGCTTTTTCCACTTATAGGTTCGTTTTTTTTTTCGACAGACAAGTCAACCTCATCGTCAGATAAAAGAGAAGTTTTACCAATTACAACCTCTTCGTCAGAAAGCAAATTCTTATCTAATGCCATATTTATCTTTTAACCTTTTTTAAAACGCCATTCTGTTTAACTCTTTCAACCCCATCAACAAATATAATATCTCCTTCCTTTAACCCCGAAACAAATTCGGTAGTTATTGAACTAGATGTATAATCGGTCTTTTTGTTTTTCGTAGCGGTTTCCTTTGGCGTATTTACCGCCTTTTCTTCTACTACTTTATCAGCAGGGAAAGCCTTTTCAATAGTAGGCTTCACAAATCCCGATAATCCTTCAATAAACGCATCTTCATCCTCTTGGCTTTTTTTGTAAAACATATCGTGGTCGTAAGTAGTACCACCTTTTGACGCACCTTTGTCCTTAACCATTTTAAGGAACGCACCTAAATTATCGTCAGCACTTTCGCCAAACTCTGCTTGGAGAATAGACGGCAATAACTCTCCCGCATTTGAATACTTCACAAGTTTCGGTCTAACGGGTTTTGGGTCTTCGCTATCCTTATTAGCCTCTATGTCTTCTCGGTTCGTTACTCTACTCTTTGTGGTCTGCAAGTAAACATTGCCTTGAGCGTCCATAAACCAACTCTCAATCACGTTTGGAACTTTAGCCGTACCGACAATTACATCGCCACCGACCTTCGTACCGTTAAACATATTTGACGTATAAAGTTTTCTGTCCTTTATTTGAGTTTGGTCTGTCGGGTTGTCTATCGCTGTCCATAGGTTCTTGTCCTTATTAAACAAAGCTGCTAATGTTTCTGCGTAAGGTGCTACGTTTTGAACTTTCTCATCGTTGCCGTACTTTTGTCTTGCTTTTTGTTGCGCCTCTGCTTGTTGAGTAGGCGTAAACGTAATACCGCCTCTATCTTTTTTAGTGGCTTGGAAAGTTTTTATTTGGTCTTCCACAAATAATTGGTAAGGCGTTTTGCCTTTGTTCTGCGGTTGTGCCGCCCTATTTGTGTAAACATTTAACAAATCTTGATTGCCGTATGTTTGAGTTGCGGGGTCGTACTCCAAAGCGTTAGCCCAATCTTGTTTACGCTTTGAATTATACTCTTTGTCGAGTAGAAGTTCTGTCGCCAAATCCGATATTTGCTTGTCGGGCAAGAACACTTCTGTTTTTTCTTCGGTAAACCCACCCGTTGCTTTATCTCTAACGGTTCTAGCTTCAACCGTAGACTTCAAATCTTTTACCCTTGCGCCCAATATTTCCAATGAAGTCTTCTGCTTTGGCATAGTGGTCATTTTCAATCTAGCTTCTTGTCTTTTGTCGCTTTCTATCGGGGCGGTGCGTAGCGTTGCCCCCGAAGTCAATAACTCGTCAATATTATCAATCTTCTCTAACTTAGTCGGGTCTTGGAACACTTTAAGTAATTCATCGTCCATCTTAGACGCTTTTACGCTATTCTCAATCTTCGCCTTTAGTGAGTTCACTTTCTGTAAATATTCGGGCGACTGCGTTTCGTAATACTTAGCGGCAACGTCAACCAACTCTTGCGACATTTTTTGTATTTCAGGTCTGTCGTTATTCAAAACGCCCGTTGTGTCAAACTTCAAGTCAGCAATTAGCTTTTGGTAGTCTGCGGCTTTCTTGTCTATGTTGGCTTGTTTCTGTTTGGCGAAGTCGTCTAGGTCGTCAGCTACCTTCATGCCAATCTCTTGAGCGTCATATTTTGGCTTGTCAAATATAACCGCACCTACCCTCGCACTTGCTTGGTTAGGTAACATACTTCCACTTGGCTGTACTATCTGCATATTACTAGATTATTCCCATTTGTTTTAGTAAGTCAATCGCTTCGGCATCGGTCTTGCCCTTTAATGCGGCACTTATTGCAGTTTGAGATAACCCACCTCCACTACCCGTTGCAGTTGTACCAAACAAAATATTTCTTCTTTGAGCATCAAAGTCTTTTGTATCCATTCCTTTTGCTTTCAAAGTATTAATATCCGCACCCGCACTAATCCCCTTTCCGAGTGCCGTTCCCAAACCCGTTACCGTTGAACCTACATTCTCTAGTGCCGTTTGCTTGTTAGCTGTGCTAGATTGCAATAACGCTTCCGCACTAGCCATAATTTTACGCTTTTCGTCTAATTGTTCTTGGGTCAATCTCTCTTGTTCCGCTCCGACACCTTTCAGTTCTTGGATAGCGTTCTGTCTGTTACGCAATTTAAACTCACCTTGCGTTGCATCTAGGTTCACCAATTCTTTATTTTGATTTCCCAACACAGCCGAAATAGCGTCAGCCGTCACGCCACCGTAAGGACTTGCTTCTCTGATTGAACGTAGTGCATTGGCTGAATTAGCGTCTATGTTTGCTTTAGCCGCCCCGTAGGTGGGCATACCACTCTGCGCTAATAACTCTGCTTCGTTTAAAGCCGTCATATATTCGGGACGTATATCTCGCTTCTTTACGTTTTTGGCTTCTTGTTGCAACTCCCCCGCACGTTTCTTTTGCTCTTTAGCTACTTGAAATTGATTAACCATCGAAGGGATTTGTGCTAATAAACCTAAGCCCGAAGCCGCTAATTGAGGAATAAACATACCTATATTTTTGCTACAAAGATACTAAAGTTATTCGATTTCTATACTACTAACTTCTTTAAATCTTCTTCTAATTGCTGACAATTTGAAGCCGTATATCTCAATACTTTGTACCCCAATATTTGCGCTTGATTATATTTCTCTGCGTCTTTCGTGTACCCCGTTACGTTGGTGTGCCTTGATGCGCCCCCGTATATGCCCTCGTATTCGATTAGAACTTTTAAGCCTTCGTGGTAGTAGTCTGCTCTCCATTTACGCTTTGGGTGGAATTTAAACTCGGTCTGCCATCCTTTAATCACTTTATTCATAACTTCCCACATACGGTCTTTGTAGTCCGCTTTTGAGTTGCGTGTTTTCTTTTTAGGTACACTTGGTTTCTTAGTAGGCTTCTTGGTCTTACTCAAGTTCTCTAATAGCTTCTGATATTCTTGTGTTGATATTCCCATAGTTTTAGTATTTTCTCATTTGCATAAACGACCTAAATGAAACAGGTTCTTTTTTCGTTCTTGTCTTTAACTCCCTTACAGGCATTAAGGTGTAAGCACCCGCCACAAAGCTATCGAAAGGACTGATATTGTCATATCCCACTTCCCGACAATCGGTGAGTAGATTAGGGAACTTGCATCTGTTACCGTGTGTTTCAATGTACCAATCCACACTCGCAAATAAGCTATCCTTCATCGCCCCGCCTAGTGTGGTCGCCCCCGAATTGACGTTCTCCTTAATCTGAACCACGCCATCTTTCTTCACCAATTTCTTTCCATAGTGCAAATACTTCTCGTACCCTCTGCGTACAAAGTGCTTTGAGATAATATCTGCGTTCATTTCGGGGTTCACCTTGCACGAAGAATAGATAGCCCACATCAACATATCCTCTGCGAATAGGTCGGTAGTGGCAGGACGGAAAAGGTACTCCCCTACAAAATCATCTGTTAGCCAATCTATCTCATCTTTTTGTCCGTCTATTGATTGGTCAAAGTACATCCATTGATACCCCGCACCGTGAGAGGGTTTGTTGGAAGTGGTTACATTGTACTTAAAAGGGTCACAGCCTATCACAAACTTGTCAAAGTTAAGTGGAATTTTCTTGCCCAAGTTCTCCCCACCTCTGTTCGATTGGTCTTGGTCTAGTACATAAGCCATAAGCCATCGCCCGTTAGGGGTTGGTCGCCAAATCACTTCTGTATCTTCTACTCCATTCTTCCACTCGAAGTTGCCACGAACTTTGCCCTTCTCCTTATCAAACAAATACTCGCTCATTCGGTCATTGATTATACCTAAGTTAAAGTGGCAATGGGTTGCTGAACTTCTAAATGCTTCCGTAACCGTTCTAGGAAATTTTCGTATCTCGTCTTGTTTCTTACGTTGGTCTTTGATTGACCTAAACTTCAAATCTAAATATTCTTTTGCGCCTAGCTTATCCAAGCCTAGTTTGAAATCTTCTTCCGAGCATTGCTTCTTTCTGTCCTCTAACTGATAGCCACTAGGGTTCTCTATTATCGGATAGCCAAATCTGTCCCACAAATAACACTCGTAGGACGGGGTGAAGTAAGGGATAAGCCCCGATAAGGTTTCGCCCAATTCGTTTATCTTTCCATCCTTTTCTAGCCTAGAGCTATCTGCCCACAATTTGATGAACTTCTCTAGTCCGCCTTTCTCCATTTCCTCGATTGTAGTTGAGATAATGCACTTGCCTATAATCTTATCATCTTCAATTAAGCACGGCTTCACTTTGTCCCACATTTTCACGGGGTCTGCGGGTGGCTTCATCTTACCGCCCTCATCCATAAAGTATCTGTGTAGTTTCTCACCGTCATAAGCCGTATCGGTTGACGACCTATAATCAATCCAACTCTCTAGCGTTCCTTCTGTCACACCGTTGTCCGTAAAGGCTATGTCTTTCTTCATTTTACCCGCCTTGTCATAGGTAGGCTTGAAGAAGAACGGTAGCTTTCTAAATGGGCTTACAATGGCTTTATGGAATAGACTTTCGGCATCGGCATCGGACTTGGACTGCGCCCCCGCAAAGGAGTTCTCATTTCTAGTCACATAATCTAATAGAATACTCCCCGCTTTGTATGTCTTACCGCTTCTTCTTCGGTTCAAATCACAAAGACCGTACACTCTGTTATTCTTAACCACCTCAAAATCCCATAGCCAAAATTGCTTCAAGTCGTTGTACCTAAATGCAGGGAAGCCAATATCTAGTTGGTAGAAGTTAAGATAGAAATAGTAACTGCCCGTTATGTAAGTAGGATTTCCGTTAATCAATACCCACTCCCCGTTTAACCTCTTATCCCACGCCATCGCTATGAAGTCAGCGCACTCCTTGTCTTTCATTGCTACTGCAAACGCTTCGTCCCTATCTAATCTATTTAATTTCATTAGCTTGTCGGGAACTCTATCTCGGTGATAGATTTGCTTCATTACCTCCTTGCCGTAGTTTTTAAACTTCTCAATGGGTGGCGGGGTAGTTGGTAATGTAATGAAATATGTTTCTATTTCGGGTATGTTGTCGCACAACGCAACGTGAGGGTTGTAGTCCTTGTAATCAGTAAACTTCATAATGTAATTTAAACACTACAAAGATAACTATTAAATTGTGTTTGACTAAATGATAAGTTCGTTTAAAGACTTTATTCTCTTGTAGCCAACATCGTATCTTTGGTTATGTGGTGCATCAAATAAAAAACAGCATATTCCGTTCTTATTTAATTCAACAAAGTTTTCATATCTGTCATCAACAAATATCTCAACGCCCGACTGCTTGGCGACTTCTACCTTGCTCATACCTAACCCGATTGAGTAAACGGGCATTGTAGGAAATCCGTTTTTATCTAACCATTCTTCTGTCCACTCCTTAGGTATTGAGCGAGAAGTTATATAGCAATGTGGCTCAAAGTTTATTTCAAATGGCTTAGTCTTAACGGGTATTGATAACCAAAACTCTTTGTCATTAGAAAGTTTATCAAACTTGTCTTTTATGTTTCTGTCGAAGTTCCATATTTCGGGGACTTCTTGACCGTGAAACTTTGTCCAATGACCGACCCAATCAGCTAGAACCTCGTCAATATCTAATCCTATTTTAGCTAATCTAAGGTAGTTGTGTGGTCTGTCATCGCCTTGTGGATATATCTTGTAATACTCCGTCAAAAATGCGGCATTGCACATGATGTGAGCCGTATGCAACAGACCCGTTTCTTTGTCGTAATCTTCGCCTAACTCGAAGGCTTCTAAATGTCTTTTTAGTGAAGCGGTTACTTTACTCCATCGCATACCTAATTCCCAATTTCGTTCTGCGTATTTTTCAGAACCCTTAGTCAATACTTTTGCGTATTGCTGTTGGGCGAATTGAGGTACTAGGTCGTGCCTAGTCTTGCCTTCGTTAAAGCGTAATCCTCTATCCATAGTCTATTATTTAAAATACTCTTGCTTTAATGCTTCTTCTAATTCAAACACCCACTTCCATTTCGGGTTGTCCCGTATCTTATGCTTGTGTTCTTGCCAAAGTATGTGTTCATCGGGAGTTTTTAAGATTATGTTTCGTTTGTCGTATTTGAATTTCGGATATGCGCCTTTTCCCAACAGATGCGAGAAGCACCAATGCCACATTGGGTGTCCTTTTGGGAGTAAGGGTTCTCCGCTAACTTCACTTCGGTGTACTCGCTCTGACCATATTTCGTTATAGATGTCGATTTCGGATAGTTCGTTGTTGAGTACACTAACTCTCTTATTTTTCTTCGTTTCATTTGTTTTCCCCTTTTGCGCCCGACCATAGCACCCCATACACATCTTCTTTGCGTATATGTACTTTTCTTTCTCGCAAGACACACATATTTTTTTCTTTCTAGGTATCACAAAAATAGGGAATTATTTTTTCATTAATCTTCTTTCCAATCGGTTTATCTTTCGGTCAACGCTAATCTGTATTCGTTCACTACAAAGCATTAACTCCAACTGCGCCAACATTATCTTTACGTCAGCGACTTCTGAACACAAATCGTTGTATGCACGGATTTCTTTTAGCTCCATCCACCAACTAGGCTTCGTGATAGTATGCTCAACAAGCCCGCTTCGCTTCAACTTATTGATAGCTTGGATAAGTTCCGCACTTTCCTCGACTGCCATATCTAACTGCGACCTAGTGCCATATCTTGATATAGCTTTCTCTAAGATTTCAATTTGTTCGGGTGTCATTAACAAGCGGTATAAGTGTACTCAAAGGTTTCATCGTTGGTAAACAAATCAATTACCGCTTCTGTTGAAATCGGCATAATGTGATATGTTTCGCTACCTCTTTTCTTAATGTATAATTTAGGCTTATCAAGTGCGCCACTTACCACACAGACCATTTGCCTTCTATTTAACTTCTTCTCTAAAGCAAATCCGTAGTATCCTGTTCGCTCAAACTCAATACTATCAGACATATCGGTTCTTTTGAAACCTAATTTAATGTAATCTTTGTAATCCATATCATTTATTTTATACCGCAAATGTACCTATTTGAAGCCAAACTTAAAACACAAAGTGTGTTAAAAGACAACGCCCCGTTTTTTAGGCGAGGCGTTGATTAATCCAAATCGTATTTTTACACACCGTAGTATTCGTAGTAGTAATCTACTGCTGTGGTTTGGTCGCCATCAACGAACAACTGCTTCGCTTGTAATTCAAACGCATCGCAATAAATGTCGGTTACGTCCTCGCTCGGTAGATACACCTTGCGGATAATCTTGTGTTCGTTAATCAACACAGGACGGCTAGTAATTGTGTTCTCAATGTTGCCAATCGCAATCAAAGCAAGATACTTCACTACCTTATTTCCTGCGCTCTGTGCGTCCAAGATAGCCTTGAATTGGTCTAATGTTGCTCCGTTGGTTGGGAACAAGTAAGTTGTTCTGCGTAGGTTTAAGTGGCTTACTCCACCCTCGCATACTTCAACTTGGAATACTTCCAAATTAGTTTGAGTGTCGGGGTTAATCCAAGTTTTTTCAAGAACAAGTAAAATGTTCTCAATGTTCAAATCCTCGAAGCGCACGGGCGTGTTCGGGAAAACGTCTATCCAACCTGCGGTGGACGTTGCTATAAATGGTGCTGCCATAGTTTCCTAAGTTTTAGGCGTTAATTAATGTCACAAATATAGTTAATTTTTGTGATAATTTTAATTTGCAAATATTCCTAATATTACTCCTAACCCAAATCCCACAAGCAATCCGCCTACTCCGAACCCCAAAGACTTCTTAATGGTCTGACCCCTTTGAAATTTTATTTGCCCAATCATATTTTGCTTCTGCGTCTTGAGCGTCATTATCACGCTGTCTTGAGAGAAGATGGTTTCGTTTGACTTGGCGATAAAGTTATTCATATCAATTATGCTAGCTTTTGACGTGCGCACAAATTCGTCACATATTTCTATTTTTTTCTCTAGCGTCTTGTTGTAGTCCTTGATTTGTTCACACTCGTCCAATTTCTCAACGACTGTAATCATGTCCTTAATGGCTACTACGGTGCTATCTTTTTGTGTGCTTTGCCCACAACTTCGATAAGCTATCAGAAGAGATATTAGAATAATTATTACGGCTAGGTAGCCTTTTTTTGGTTTTAAGTACATTGGTGATACTATCATATTTGTAGGTTAAGATTTCAAGTTTGTAAATGCTTTCCGTTGCCTTCTCTTGTGCGCCATTGTATTCCACTTTCAAAGCAGATAACCGCTTCTCCTGCTCCGCCAACTTAATTTCGTACTGCTTTGATAGCAACTCCAATTCCGCTTTAGCTCTTGACTTACCTATTGATAATAGAAGGATTGTGTATCCCAATAATACCACAACCGCTACTGAAATTTGTATCCAATATTTTTTTAAAAGGGTATTCATAGTCTTATTTTTCACAGCATTGCAAAGATAACAATATCAAACCTAAAATCACTAGCATAATAAACGTGGCGATTAAATAGGCGTATTGTTTAAATTCGTTCATAGCCGAATGTAATTAGTCACGCCAAGTAATTGTTTGTTATCAAACCTAGACCTAGCTTCGGCAATAGTCAATCCGAATGTCTTTTGAAAATGAGGCGTATCCTTAAAGCTAGTCCAATCACCACCCCACTCCCATCCGTACAACTTAAACACATAAACAACTTCTAACCAATCAGCAACTCCATCACCATCAAAGTCTATTTTATTATCCCATGAAGCCGTTTCGTTTGTGCCGTTGTCGTCCTTATCGTGAAGCATTACAATGTCAATAGCCAATCCGTAATTGTGCCAAGACTGACCGCCTTTAGCGTTTGTTACTTTTACTCCTTTTGTCGTGCGCCCTTGTGCGTATAGTGCATCTTGTTCGGCAAACGTGCGAAGCGTAAACGCAAACCTGCAAAGCACTCGACCGTTTAAACGCTCACATATTTCTTCGTATATCTCTTTGGCTTCTTGCCTTACTGATGGGTGTAATAATTCAATCCTTTGTAGAGTTAATGCGTCTTTTTTTACACTCATGCGTTTTCATTTTTAATTGATGCGTTTTTATAGCTATCAATATTGTTCAAAATATTCAGCAACAATCCTTGCGGGATAAACCCTATCAAACTTGCGTTCTTTAATGTGGATATTATCTGAAACACCAAAATAGGCATGATTATAGTTTCACTTAAAAAGAAGGCTGATGGATGTGCTTTTTCTACCGCCAACACCGTAAATAAAATAATCGAATATGCAAATATGTAATAAACAATTTTTATTGCTTTTCTAGTGCGCCACACTTTATTCTTTAAAGCAAGTATCGTTCCCATAACCCAATCTGAAACTACCACAACAACAACTCCCATAAATAGATTTGAGTTGTCTAGTACAATCAACTGACTATACCCTAATATAAATGAAAATGAAGTTATGATTAAGTTAAAAATAAATTCCTCTATTGAGCGTAAATGAGCTATTGATAGTATATTGTGGAACAGATTTTTCATACCACAAATATAATTAATTTCAAATTATGTACAAAAGACTATACATCCCATTTTCTGATAACTCCACTTGTAAGTAATCTATCAAAAGTTTCTGCTTCTACAAACTTAAATTGTTGGTCTTTGAATAGTCTAAGTAGTTCGTATCCCTTTAGCACCCCGTCCTCGTGGACTACTTGCCACACGATAAAATACTTAGCACCTTCTTTGGTTACTTGCTGATAGGTTTCGTACATACACGCACGAAGATTAGCTAGCTTTTTAGGCTTTTCTGTTGTAGGAGTATTCATACCTTATTGGTTATAATTTAATTTAATAAATGATGTTTTGTACATATTGCTTCTTTTGTATGACTGTAACTTACATAATTTATAATTACATATCAATGAAGCGTTGAGCCTTATTTATTAGAAGATTTTTTAGCTAAACAATATAACTAACAATCCCATCTTTTGCGAGCCGCTTTGCCTCTTTCTCCTGTCCACCCTGCGCTTCTTGCACAAAAAGATTTCTTTCTAGCTTTGTCGGCTTCCGTCTTAGGTTTTGGTGCAGGTGCTTTAAGATTAGAACCTGTTTCTTTATTATATTTTTCACGACCTTTAGCAGTTAGTCCCGCCCCTTTAGATACAGGTAATTTCTCACCTCTGCCTACGCTTAAATTTACATTTTTAGCCATAGTTATTTTGATTTAATTTTTTTTTCTTGTTCTTTCATTGCTTTTGTAGGCTTGTTAGGCTTTGCTCCTGTCTTAATATTTTGTTTAGCCTTTTCTCTAATGTTGTCATAAAGACCTCTTTGAGATACACTACCGTCTTTTCGTTTTATCATTTCTTTCATAATTTTTTATTTTAATGTTTTGTATAAGCAAATGTAATAAAATTATCTAAACGACTTCACAATAGTAGTGAATATTGTTTGAATTGACGCAAAGAGTGGGCTAGGATTAACGAACTTTAACACCAATTCTTCTCCCCTTAAATTGCGCCCGTTGACTATCGGGTTACTCACCGTAGTGTCAGTAGTGTCACGCAAGAACGAAGCCGACCAAAGGTTTTCTTTCAATCTAAAATGAGCCTTTTTAAGCCTCGATTGCTGACCGTATCTATTGGTGATTTGCTCAATTTCCCACTCGCTCTTTAACGGGTCGCCTTGCACCCCATAGAATGATATAGCGTGGAATGTTTGCTTGTCGCCAATCTTGCAGACTATCGGTGTAATCTCGCTACGGTACTGAACCCCGTAGAAATTGTTGTATAGCGTATTGGTGTTGTGAAGCCAAAGTTGTCCGTCTTTGAAACTCACTAAATCACGCTGAATGTATGAGTACATTTCGGGGGTGAATGAATAGAAGCTACTCCATCTGTTCTTATCCTCGTCCCATCCTATTGTGGATTTCTCACCATCTGTATTGGTAGTGGTCAAGAAGTACATTCTAAAGTAAGGGTCAAATACCCCTACTGCCCGTTCTACCCCATCAGCGCACAACTGACGAATATAAGACCTTACTAACTTATCACTAATCGCATCAATACCGTTGTTATCGTATCTCCATACTACCCCTTTGGCGGTGTCAAGTCCGTACACGAACCCTTGATATGACGCAATGGAATTGTATTTGTCCGACCCGTATTCGGACTGCATAGGTCTATCGTTCCCAAAGTACGCATCAGAGATTGCCAATAACCCGTCCGTTTGGTTTGCGTCCGAGAGTGAACGTAGTTCGATATAATTAGCCACAACTTTGTTCGTGTGAACAGATATAAGAGTATTACCGACATAGACTAATCTTGTTATCGCCCCAAAGTTTACATTTAGTATCTTGAAGTTAGATGTTTCAAAACTTGATAACCCATTCACCGCACTTCCCTCTATGAATATGTTAGAGTGTTGCATCATTGTAGGGTAGTGGATTTGCTTGAATGTTTCATCTATTACCCCTACACGCCCGATGTCCTCGTCCTCACTTGCAAAGAAATCACTTATACTTCTGTCCTCAACTACCAATGGATAGATAGCCGAGAAGTTAGTGGTGTCGTCTAGCACAGGAATAGAACGACCTCTCCAATATGTGTCGCCACTATCAAATACTACGGTGTCGTTTTCGTACGCTCCGTTGGTTATTTTAATCGGCTGACCACACTCAAAGAATAACTTGTCCTCTGTTACGGGTCTGTTGTTATACACCTCAAAGAATGTACCCGACTTTATCTCGCTTAGGCTTACTCTGTTTTGAATGAGCAACCATCCGCCCGTCTTGTACCCAAACACTTCGGTGTCGAATAGTCCGTTGAAATAGTTAATATCTCTGTCAGCTATCAATCTTAGTCTGTCACCGTCCTCGTAAGCATACCCTACTTGGCTATTGTTATTCTGTCTAGCGTATGTAGCGATGTTGCTTATGTTAATCATTATCATTGTGGCATCGCCATTCTGATAAGTTGTTTCAATGAATGTATCTAGGTCGTTGTCGTAGCTTGTAATGTACTTGACTTCGTTGGCGCACCATTGTAGGTACTTGCCTTGAAACAAGTTCTTTGTCCACATAAACCTAAAATACTTAGCCCAACTTGGCGGTGGCGTTGTAATAGTAGCCGTGATAGTAGGTCGCCCGTATTTGTATGTGTTAGGAGTAGTGTACTTGTTGGGGAAATAAGTATTTAAATCTTCCGTGATGTACGGTATGTAAACTTCTGACGCTTGTACCACCGAACAAAATCTTCCGTGTTCATCGTAGAAGCGTCCGCCTAGTAGGTATGAACCACCACGCTTTCTAGCTTTCTGAATACTTGAATTAGGTATAGATATAATCAATCCGTTGATTGTATAGAATTGAGTAGGCGTATAATCGGGGATAAAAGGGTCTAGTTCAATAGTGAATATTTCACCGTTTGGATATGTAGCAGGGCAAATAGAATTTGAGTTAATTATCAATCTATCGACTACACGATTATTTTGGTTTCCATCTTGCGCTAACCCACGCATATCACCCCAAAGAAGAATAGAGAAATCTCCGTTGTTATCGGTGTACGTTTTTCTACCGCTTTCGTAAACTACCAAACAATTCATAACGGGATTTCCGTCTTGGTCTAATACTTTTCCTTTTATGAACGTAGATAGCGTTTCTCTTGCCGTATTTAATGTAACGGGTATAATACATTCAAACCAACTAGAATTGCCACTATAAGTTATAGGTATTGTTCCGTTTTGTAATTGCTGTAAAGCACTTACCTCGCCTTGTAGCGTAGGCATAAACGTAGAACTATATGGGTGTATTTCGGTTGTTATTGCTAGGTTTTGATTAATCTGTTCTACCAATACCGTTCTTTGCAAAGCAAGTGTTCCGTTATACACCGAAAAATATCCATTGTGGTCTGTCCAATCAATACCTAATTCTTTGTAAGGATTTGATATGTACTGCCATTGCTTGACTTGACTTTTTTCTACCGTAACACCTAGCTTCAATTCTTCAATATCGGTTGACCCGTTAGCGTCCATTACATAACCCGTAACACAAAGAGTGTAACCCAATGAACCACCTAAGTCAAAGAATACAACGTGGTCTTTAATCACGAACTCACCAATGAATACGTCCGAGTTAGTAACTACAACCGTTGCTTCTGCTACTGATTGCCAAGTGTATGTTCCGCTTGTTTCATCGTATTTATTTACACCCCAAATTGGCGCACTCGTTGATTGATAACCACGCCCCGTTGATAGGTCGTAATATGCACTACCTTTCCCTAACTTATCCCCAATAGAAACCCACGGGGACGCAACTCTTAAAACATAAGTACCCGATGGTACATTTTTAATCTCAAATGAACTGAATATATCCGAACCGCTTGTGTAGAAGTTCTTTGCTTTATTCAAACTATCGGGGCTTCCAACTTCAACTATCCCACTATCCCCTTGCGTTAAGCTAGGTTCTTGCTTTTGTTTTGATATTGCGTAAAAGTCCGTACCCGCCAAGTAGAATGTAAATCCATTTTCGGGTAGTATTTGTTCTTTTGCTTGTGCATTTTGCAAAGGGGTCTGCGGTAAAGACGGGTCAATTTCTTCTGTGATATAGACACTCCCACCCGTGTATATCGCACCACCGTATAGTGGGTACTTGGATATGCTTTCGTCTTTGAATATAGCACCTCTGCGTTCTAGGATATTAGGAGAAACTAATCTCGATGGCACTACGTTGTTGTTATCCAATAACGGATTGAATATTCTTGCAATGCCTCGAACCGTGTATGTTTGTGGCGTAGCTACTTCCTCGAAATCTTGTTCAACCGTTACCTCCAAGCAGTCGGGCGTGTCGTACCCCTTTGTGACATTTGATAGCACCGCACGGTTTTTAATCACCAAACCATCACCGCACTCTAGCGGAACGTCATCGTAAGGCTTATTAACCGTTGCGTCATCAATAGCAGTCGTAGCTATGTCGTTGTAGAATGTGTAAGTAGCCGTAATATTTCCGTCAACTAAATCTACCCATTGGCAATAGTCGAGATTTTCAACTATTCTCCATATCCCCTCGTTACCCTCACGCACCAATATCCTTACTTGTTTGATAATGGACATCGAACTAGGTGTTACTAAAGAGGTATCGGGAATGGTCAACTTAATACAATTATACGCTTCGTTCACTCCCGAACCGCACAGCATATTGTTAATCGGAATGGTACTGATTGACCCTAGTGCGAGGTCGCTTCCCTCGTTGTCGTCATACCAATATTGCAATCGGAATTGAAACACCTTTTCGCTTACCCGATTGTACAAGATATTAGGGTCTTTTGCAAATTCAACTAATGGCTCTAATGGTGGTTGCCATTTCGCTCTGTCAAATATTCTATCCGTCAGCACGTTGCCGTACCAATTAGTCGGCACAATAAAGTAGTAAGGAAAGTTATCAATAGTCGGATAGACTAAATTTACTTGCTTCTCGGTTAAAGTAATCTTGCAGTCGCAGTATTCGGCTTCAAAGTATTGGCTTAATTCTGCGTTGATGAAGTCAGCTAGTTGTTCCAATTTCGCCCCGACACTCCCACCGTCTAGGAAAAATAGCTTAGTGGTGAGCAACGTGCCGTTCATCGAGTACACATTGAAATCCACAAGGTCATTGCCCGTTACGGATTTCGCTATTACTATCTCCCACTCTTTTTTCTTGTTCGCTATCGGTGCTTTCTCAATGTTTATCTTTCTAGGCTTAGGGTCGTTCCAATACAGCAACTTATTACTCTGCAATGTAACCCCTTTAATCTCGGTGTCTGCGTTCCAACCGAAATCGTATTCCACAATCAAACTAATTTTATTTGATGCGTCTTTGTCGTATCTTAGTATTTGGTCTTTGCCACTACCCGTTAAATCGTGCAAAAAATAAATGACAGTATTTTCTTGAATGTCCGCATACGCTCCGACTACTTTTGTGCTATTAGTCGGTAATGTGTAAGGCTCAAGTGTGTTACCCTTAACAGAAGTAATCACATTCTGTTGACCCGTGTACGCCACACCACTCACAATGTTCAAGGCAGTTCTCCAATCGGTACTTGCCACACGCACATCGGATTGGTCTAAATCCATGCCCCCAACTAAATCGTTGATTAATTTTTCTTGCATATTGCAAAGATAACAAATTAGGTGTAGTTTGTTTTATCTATTGACCTGCTATCTGACGCTGATTAGCCATCTCGTATAGCAGCTCCTCTCGAATGTTAATTGCTAAATATTTTAGCACACGATAAGTGAAGTCAATGTGTAGCGTTTCGGGGTATTCGATTTGAATACTACCGATAGGCTGATACGTTGTCAAATCAGTTACGGGGTCAAGGGTGTATTTTCTTAGAGGGGTTAACGGTATGCGAAGATAAGTCAAATCAATCTTCTCAATTATTTTCGGAAACACTTTCCATCCGTTTGAATACCACGCACCTACGGGGTACTCGAAGTCGGGGTACACCACCGTATTGTCTAGTCTATCGGACAACTCACCGTCTGTTACTAATTCAATAGTTCTTGTTCTCACATCGGGCGTGTCGCAACCGTTGTTCAATATTCTCGAATATCTTAATGAGCTAAATGCACCGTAATTAGTTGGGTAAGGAAACACGCCACCTACTTTATTAATCTCCACTTCGGTAACAAACTTACGCATATCATCCGATATTTTAGTCGTTACTTGCCACTCCTGCCTCGCCCTTGCTTGCCCTACTTGGTATTCTTCGGGTATGCCTACTTTCGTCTTAAACAACTCTAGGTTAGCACTAGACATAGCGATATTGAACTCGTCATCGCTAATCTGCCTAGACTGATATTTGTCAGAGAGAAAATTCGTTAGTAAGTAAACCTCTTGTACCGTCATTATCCTACTCTAGTATAAGTTATTGAAACAAAACCTCTGCCCCCTGCCGTTGTCTTGGCGGTGGTAATTCTTATGTCGTCATTTATTGCCACGCTACCCCCTGACGTAATTGTCGCACCAACTCTAGTTCCAAACGCTGTTGAAGCGGGGATAGAAGCTAATCCTCCCGTCATGTTTGTACCTGCGTTGTCCGCAAATTGAATTGTGCCTGCATCTGTTCCCGCTAATGCTTTTGTGCATACGAACTGATAAGAAAGAATAGTGCAAGCATAAGGGAAGTCAACAAAGAAAGTTCCCACTTCTCCCGTTTCAAAGCTAACGGGTACAATCAATGTTTCATAAACTGAACTTATTGAAGTTATACCGCTACTCACTTTTACAAATCCCGTTGAAGAACTTGCGTCTAGTCCTAACCCACCACGCACGGGTGAAAGGGTTGCCTCACTTGAAAATGCACCTGCACCACTATTAATTAAAACGTGACTTGCTGTGCCGTTTGCTAGTTTGCTTCTGTCAATAGCGGCACTTGCGTTTACGTCTGCATTAACAATTACTCCCGAAGAGATTGCTGTTACCCCTGCGTTGCTAATAGTAACGTCACCCGTTACTGCTACTGCGGTTGGTACGTTTGCGCCACTACCTACGATAATTCTTCCGCTTGTTAATGCCGATAATTTATCAAATGGTACTGTTCCGTCAATTAAAACGCTTCCATCTAACACATCAGGCAAAGCTAAATTTTGAGTTACAGATAACCCCCAAGCACCGTCTATGAACAAGAAGCTATACAAAGCACCGTTTAACGCATTTGCTTCGCTTATAACTTCACCGTTTATGGTAAATGTATTTCCGTTAAGGTCAATTCCGTAGAAGTAAGCATCAATCTGTTGGCTATCGCTTGGCGTTCCACTAAAGTTGAATACCAAGTTAGCGGATAGAACAGCAGGTGATATGTCGGGCTTTATGTAAAACCCATCTGCGGATGTAGATAACTCAAAAGTGAATGTTCCACCTAGAGAAGTTACTTCATATATTGGCAATACTTTGTTCATTTTCTTTTTTTATATTGTTATTACTGAATAAAGAACAGTTACTTTAATATCGCTATCACCACCTGTCGGATTTGAACTAGATGTTGTCATAACCAATGGAGTGTTAGTTATATAAGCTAAACCACCACCGCTACTTAAACTTAACGTACTTGCTGTTAATGAAACAATCCCGTCTGCCGATAAAGCAATAACTGTAGTGTTTCCAAAATTAGTAGTAATAAAAGACGGGTCTAAAGTAGTTCTCAATATCGTATCGCCAACATAAGGTGTTGTAGCAAAATCCATATAAGAAGTAATCCTTATCGGGATTATAATTGTATTTGCGCCTTGTGCGGCAACCAATGTTATCGGTGTCGTTTTTATTGCTAAAAGCTGTGCGCTAGTTATTGTAACTGTTGCTGACTGCAAAACACCCGCACTACTTGATGTCCAAGTAGCGTTACCACTTGCGTCAGAAGTCAAGACCTTACCGACACCTTCTGCGCCATTTACTATTTTAACCCCTCCTTGAAACTCAACTTCCCCCGTATGAAGATAGTTTTGATTTTGCTCTATTGCCATTTTTTTAGTTTTTTATTGGTAATCAATTTGTACTTCTGATGCTCCGCTTATTGCTAATACAAAGGTTAATATATCCGTAGTGTTATTATATGTCCAATCTGATGTGTCTAACAATTCGCCATCTAAGTAAACTCGTCTAATCGTTTTACCAAAACTTCCAATTACGTTAGGGTAAGTTTGAACAGCATTAGTTGTCGTAAATGGTACTCCGTAGAAAATAGCAGAAGAAGAACTTACTTGAGTTCCGTATTTAACCACTTCTACTTGGAATAATTCACAAGTAACGGGATTGTTACCATTGTCATTTGCGTATATTTGAATATCTAATGCGCCCGCCCAAGTACGAACTATTGTTTCAATAGGGAAGTTACTTTTATATATTTCTCTGTAATCAGAAACCCAAAGTAACGGTGGTGCATTTGTAACAGATAAAGTTGAATACCCATCTATTTTACCCTCTGTTGGGTTTGTTCTTGTGATATACATTTCAATTTCACTAAGCGTTTGGTTTCTATTAAATGCCGAAAAAATAGATACAGCAGAACCGCCTAAGTAAACATAGCACTCTTTAACATTAAACCCAACTTCGGGCGATGTAGTAAATCTTGCACGGATTTTAAGTATATCTCCGTTGTTAGACAATGTACCCGCAGGTAGTTGATATGTTTTGTTAGTTAGTAATTCTAGCGCATCGGTAACAGTTGTCGAATTAGTTATGTCATTATGCAATACAATTGCCCCACTTGCTCCATCTAATCCGTTAGCCCCTGCTGCTCCCGTTGCACCCGTTACACTTGACAAACTAAACAAGTTAGCCCAAGTGCTTCCGTTGTTATAACTTACTTGTATCCAAGTTCCCGTGTTCTGAAACAAAGGTGTTACTCCATCCGTGCCATCTTCTCCGTTTATAATTGAAGTAGGTACTACGGGCGTTGGGTTGTCATTTGCGCTACATCCGCAATCACAAGTAGGGTCTAGCCCCAAAATAGCATAAGCCTTGTCAATATACCCTTGTACCTCGCTTTGTGGGCGACCACATCTAGTTGCTTGAATAGCCAAAACATATTCGTCCATAGCCAAACTCCAAGCACGTTCCATCTCTGCCGTGTTCACCTTGCCAAACTTCTTAAACAAGTCGGCACGATATGTTTTCAATACACACAATGTCTTGCACAATGTATCGGCTTCTACCAAGAACTCTTTGCTTCCGCTTACCTCACAAGTAATATAGGTGTCGTTTGCCTTTAAGGTTACAATCGTACTCTCAATCTGTACCGACCAAGTGGTTGTTACGATGTTAGAGTACACATTGGTTGTTGCAGAAGTTGACTGACTAGGCAATCCGCTAATCGGTGGTGGGTAAATCGTGTGGCTTCTTGTCAACGAAACATAAGCACCATAATTAGTGGTGTCCGTTGTCGTAATGACTGCCGTTGCGTAGTCTACATCTACGTCAATACTTACCACCGTAGTGCAACCACATACAAAAGAAGTAGTCGTTGCGCTACCATAGATAGTGTCATCACCTTGTATTACTTGGCATTTTAAGTCAATAGTGTATGTTCCCGTAATATAGTTACCCAAAACGTCTGTCGGGATACTCTCTGCTAATGTAGTCGTTGCGTTATCAAAGTCAGGTGAATTGTAATTATCGGTATCAAATCCCGCATTTTGGTACACGACTGCGCCCGTTGGGTCAACAATCTTAACCAAAGTAGCCCATGTGTTTGGAAAAATTACTCCCGAACCTGCGAAGTTTGTCAAATCGGTTAAGTCTAAATCGCCATTTACGAGATTAAACTCCTTCTTTACTCGAAGTATGCTTGATAGTTGGGCGGATGTGATTGGCATTTGACTTATTTTTGAAAGCAAATATAACACTTTTTAACGAAAAAAGCCCCACCATTATCTAGTGAGGCTTCTCCGTTTTTTTTATTTTAGACTACGAAGCTAGTTGAGCATCGGCTAAAGCGAGTTTTTTATCTTCCAACTCTTTTTTGATTTGGTTGTAAACACCGCTATTGTCCTTTTCCCTCATCCACCCAACAAAGTAATCTAGTGGGTCAAGTCCTGCCGAACATTGAGTAATGATACCGTTGTTTGTAGTACGCTTACCTTTTGACAAGTCTTTGTACTTAACGTATGGTAAATCAAATTCGATAACTCCGTGTGCAACTGCGTCCGCCAATATCGCTCTGATTTCAGTTGCCGCACTTGTTAAGTCGCTAATCAACTTGGTCGGGTTCTTCTTAGCTTTCTCAATCAAGAACTTGTTGATGTCCTTTCTGCCCTTGTTCAACATACTTCCGTAACCATAAGCCTTAGCCAAAGCGATTGCCGCTTCGTCATTAACGTAGTTCTTAGAAGTAGCATCGCCAATCATCGTCACTGCCTTAGAGATAGCCAATTCGTAATCCAAGAAATCACTTGCTTCCACATCGGGTAAGATTTGTGTGAATTGGAACGGTTTGCTAGGCTTAGATAATCCGTTAGCGTATTTAGGGTTGTTCTTGTTAATCGGTGAGTTCAATAAAAAGAAGAATAAATCCGCTTGCCCCTCTTCCACCGCCAATACACCTCTCTCGAAGATAATCGGCTCAATAGCGTTTTGGTTATGACCCGAATTGTCGGGAATGAAATTCCTAACATAAGTTAGGTTATCCGTTAAACCCGTTTGTCTGTTGCTGTACAAATAGGTCGCCTCGATATGAAATTCGGGCGCAACAAACATTCGCTCTTTCATCTGATTGGAATTGACTTCCATCTGATACACCTTGCGCCAATAGCTTTCGACTAATCGGAAGGTTGTGGGTTTTTGTAAATTTTTAAGTTCTAAACCAAGTAGTTTACATTGGTCTTTTAGCCATTCAGAGGCTACGGGTGTTCTGTTTAGTAGTAACATAGTTATATAATTTAAGTTGATGCAAATTTAACAAAATTTGTGAAATAAAAAAGGGAAGCCTAAGCCTCCCTCTTTCATTACAATTATACTAATTGATTAGGTAGTAAATTGGTAGAACGCATTAAGTCCAAACTGCTCTGCACCCATATGTGTTCTGTTATGCAATTGAACACTATCAATGTCGTTAGTTTTGAAACCGAAGTTACCTGCTGAACCTGTGTACCATGCTTCCATCTTACGAGAGTAGCCACCAAGCTCTTTGTAACGAACTCCTAAGCGTGGTACTTGTCCACCTTTAGGTTGTGTAGGTTTGTCAAGAGGTACGAAAATCATACGAGATGCTTCGGTAAAGCCTGCTGCACCGTACAATTGAGGGTTGCTAAGTTGCGCCAATTTCAACAAGTGGAAGGTTCTGTCAGTCTTAGTGATTGAACGGAAACCGATGTCAACGCTGCTATCAATCTTAGAAGCCATGTCACCGTACATCATTTGACCTAATGTTTTACCGTTTCCGCCTGCGAAGATGATTGGGTTTTGTGTGAACACATTGCTCAAAGCATTTTCAACGTCTTGGAACGCTTGGTATCCTAATAGACCTGTGTACTCGTTAGGTGCTTGTTGCTTGTCTAAGTAGCGGTTCATTTGGTCGAACAATGCAACAGAGAACAAACCTTGAGTGTAAGTACCGTTACCACCTTGTGTAGTTACAGCGTCTACCAAACCTTCTGATGTAGTTCCCAAGATGCCCGTGTTGTCCGCTTTAGTACCGTACAAAAGCATACCGTCAATAGCAAGTGCCATACGGTAATCTAAGTCAATAGACTTGGCTTTGTCGAACCATGCGTTGATAGTCGTACCATCAATTGAGTTTACCCAAAGTTGGTTAGTCAATTCTGTACCTGTGGTAGAAATGGTTTCTTTGATGATTTGCATATTAAAGTCATAACGGAATACGTCTGACACACGACCATCAGGTTGACCTGTACCTTCTGCAAAGGCGTTAGTTGGGATGATGATTTGGTCGTCTGCTGTGTAAACAATAAGTCCCGTTGTTTTCAAAGGTTTAACAGTCAATAAACCTGTTCCGTTGTCAACGATAACTTGTGCTTTCACACCGTTAGTAAACATCAAAACGTCATTCAAACGTGGATAGTAGTTACCACTTGCGTCAATGTATGAAGGTGAAACTTGCAATTGTACTTGTACGCCTGCGCCTTGTGCGCCCGTAATTGTTGTTGAACTTGTAAACGAACTAGCTATCCAATTCTCCTCGAAGTGGTAGAAGTTTTCTTGAGCAACAGGTGTTACGTTACCTAATGATTGCAAAAATTGAAAGGCTGTGAAACCTTGTTTGCCGTACTTGCGGAACAAAAAGTTCGAGTATTCGGGCTTGTGTAAGTTGAATGTGGACACCAATGTATTGTTAATTGGTGCTGTTACTGCTCCTGCCATTTTTATTTGGTTTTAGGGGGTTATGAATTATTGTTTACTATCTAAGGCTTGCCACAAATTCAACAAATTGTTCGTCTGCTGTTTTGGCTTTAGCGAAATCTCCTACGGGGGCGGTGTTCTTGCCACCACTAGGGTTATTCACTTTAGCTTCCCATTCAGCGTTTGCCTCGCTCAATCCTTTTTTGTATGAGTTAGAAATCAAGTTACTCATCTTGTTATAGACGTAAGTCATTTCAACAATCTTCTGTACTTGTTCCATTCCATTAGCATCGGGAGAGAAACTTGGAGCAACCTGCGAAGCAATTTCGGACAACAATGCCTTGTCTGCTTGTGGGATGTCAAATTTAACTTTCTTGCCTTTGTCAACTTCAAACTCGAAAGAATTAATCTTGGCGACTACTTCATTTGTTTTAGTTTTCCATTCCAAGTTGCGCTTCTCGGTGTCGATGGCTTTTAACTCATTTGTTTTGTTGGGAACGTCCTTCAAAGTGTTAATTTGCAATTCTCGAATTGCGGACTTTGCTTTCTCGCTGTCCAACTTCATTTGAATTTGACCTAGACGCTGCTCATCATCAGAAGCGTATTCGCTTAACTTGTATTTACTAGAAATAAGCAAGTCAATCTCTTCGCTACCTAACGATGGGTACTCTTGCTTCATTTGAAACGCAATAGCTTGTTTGCTATCCATTGTCGCTACGTCTGTGGTAAGAACATCAAATGCGTTCTTAAATGCTTCCGTTTGTGACTTTGGGTCGCCATATTGCGATACTAATTGGTCAATGTACTCTGCGAACTTAGTTTGGTACTTCGGTGCTTCCGAACTTGCTTTTAATTCGTCATAACCTAAAAGCCTTTCCTTAATAGTATCGGGGTTGTCAATACCAAATAACTCATTTAGTATTTTACCTCTATCCATTTCGGACGCTTGGTTTGACGTATTATTAGCGGTTGGTTGTACCGTTTGTGGTTCGTCATTATTAATTGAAAGAACGGTGTCAATAGGTTCAACTACTTGCTGAACTTGTGTTGTTTCAACGGGCGGTGTAACGGGGTCAACTTGTTGTTGAACATCGGGTACAGCACCCATATCTTCTAGCATTGTATCTAACATATAATTTAAGTTTGATGCAAATATAACACTTTTTAACAAATTTAATAACTACCTTTGCTATACATTAAAATATACAAAATGCGACAAACTACCCAAATAGGCAAGATTGCAAAAGAGTACATTGAAAAATTCCCAAACAGCAGTAAGAAAACTTTAGCCGAGAAAATGGCTTTAGAAAATCCACTTGTATTTACAGACCTTGAACACGCAAGAAGTGTCATTAGGCACTACACGGGCGCAGGGGGGAAGAAAACAAGAAAGCCTACTTCAACTAACTTGGTGATGGAAAGTGATTTTACTAGAGAAAATCCATACGGGCTTCCCGAAAGCGAAGAAAAGCCTGCTGTTATATATAAGATGCCAACGGCTAACAACAACATTCTAGTTTTATCTGATGTGCATTTGCCTTACCAAAACAACAAAGCGTTGACTTTAGCACTTGATTACGGCAAAAAGGAAAACATAAATACAATCCTTTTACTTGGTGATATTATGGATATGCACAAAGCATCATTCCACGAACAAGACCCTAAGAAGCGTGACCTTACATACGAGTTTGAAATATGCAGACAATTCTTAGACGTACTTAAAAACGCTTTTCCAAATGCTAAAATATTCTACAAAGAGGGCAACCACGAGGTTCGATGGGAACGCTTTTTGAGAGTTAAAGCACCAATAGTTTTAGATATGCAAGAGTTTAGGTTGCAGACCATTTTGAAGTTAGGTGAGCGTGGCATTACTTGGATACCAAACAACCAAGTGATGAAGATAGGAAAGTTGTACGCAATTCACGGTAATGAATATAAAGGGAGTGGTGGTATTAATGCGGCTCGTACCCTATGGCTTCGTGCGGGGGAAAGCACCATCTGTGGCGACAAGCATAAGACGCAAACAATGCTCAAAACTAACATTAGCCAAAAGGTACACGGCACATTCGTGGTTGGGTGTCTTTGCGAACTTAACCCCGACTATTTAAGTCTAAACGAATGGAACTTAGGGTTTGCTGTTATTAAAGTCCTAAAGGGCGGTGAGTTTGAGGTTTACAACAAATCCATTATTGACGGCAAAGTTTTGTAATTAGTCGTCTATCCGTCTAAACTTTAAAGACCACATACTATTGCATATCTTCTTAGATATTCTGTCCACTTCTTTTTCGGATAGGTCGGGAAAATGTATGTGCAATAGTTCGTGTAATACCACAAGCATATATGGTTTTTTCTTCATGCGTTCGTCTATGTGAATTTCATTGTGTTCGATGAACGCAAGTCCCTCTGCTTTCTGACGACCAAGTTTTTTATGAACTATTTTTGTTGCCATACTGCAAGGGTTTTATGTTTTATTTCGGTGGCAAACTCGCCTCAAATGCTTTCTCGCCTTTCTTGGTTTCCGACCTTACTATTGTTTGTTCGTTTCTGTACGGTTGCGTTTCTTTAAACACCCTTATTTGCGCTTCGGCTTCCGCTTGTATTACAGCTAGTTTTGTTTCACGCTCATATTGTAACATTTGCATTTGCCCTTCTGTTGACGCTTGGGTCTGTTGTACGATGCCGTCTGATTGTGTCTTAATCTTCATTTGCTCATTCGCCACAAACTCATCTCTGCGCTTTTTCAACAAGTAAGAATACTTACGCATAATTACTTTAAGATTTACACCACTATATATCTCGGTAATCAATGGGATTGCATCGTCCACGAACAGACCGCCCGTAGTAGGGTTGTTAGGATTGATAACGCTACTCATTATCATTTCCTCCATTTTTCTTCTTTGCTGTTCGGTAGGCAATGGCTCTAATGCAATACCAAATGTCATAGGGCTTACTTCTTCACCGACCTCTATTATCTTGCCTAATGCTTTGTCATATACGCCAATAGTTTTATCCTTGAGCATGATTTGTAGCTTCAATGATATATCCGTAGCTAATCTCTCGTGGATGTTGGTTACTGCGTCCAAGATACTTCCCAAAGAGTTTTCCGATGACGACACAGCTTGTTTTGCCACACCACTTAACATATTCGGGTCAGGGTTGCTTGCCGCCATTACCTCGTTAATACCGCTTACCTCGTATATCATTCGCATATTGTAGTCCAAGTCTGCTATGATTTCGCTAAATTGTCGCCCTAATCCACCGTCCAATTCCTCAATAGGTTTACCTGCTATCCGCCCGTTCTCATCCATTGTAGAAGTACCACGATACAATACGATACCCGTTTCGGTAGCCATTTGGAACAACTCTTCTGTGGATTTTATCTTTCCGTCCACCATCACATTATCCCACGCTTCCAAGTTAATCATCAAACCTTTTGGTAGTGCCGTTGCTTTTAAGTTCTGCAACTTCAACCAACTTAACTGAATAGCGTCCGCAAATGGGAGAATACTCTCCAAAATACTTTTGTTGTCGCTTCTGTATATTTTAATAGGCAATGAACATTCTCTAGGGTTTCTTTTATCTCTAGGAATGTCGTACATTTTTCCGTAGTTGTACACATAGTTGGTGTTGATTAACCAACTTGTTTTGTAAACCGATACTATATCTACGGGATAAATTTCTTTTTCTACTTTTTGCCCTTCCTTGTAGTCTACGTTTTTACCCAATTTAGCGTTAAAGCCTTTTTGGTACACCATTTCCCCATCGTTAGACTTGACTTTCTTCATTTTGTATCTGTCGGTACTGATGAAGTAAATGTCCATAATCACTACTTGGTAGTTCTGCCATTGACCGAAGTTGGCATCTGTATTGACGTAAGGTTGTGTGGCGTTGTTTGGAGCGAAAGGTTGGTTGTAACTATTCTGCGCTTGTGCTGCTATCTGCTCGTATTCCTCGTCTGTAAATTGACTTCCTGCTTCTTGTTTTAATTGAGCAATAGTCACCGCACGAAGTTCCGCTATTCTTTCAATATCTCCGTCACCCATTCCGCCCGTCTTGCCTCTAAAGTTATCGAATAAAAGGTTCACGGGGTCAACGTATCTTACGTCAATTTCTTTGGTGAAGATATTTGTTTCCACTTTGGAAGCCGCCAACCCTAAGTCAAAAGCGTCCTCAATGTTCTTTCTGTGTATGTCGTTGAACCTATTTTTGTCAAGAATGTGCTTTGTTGCTAATTCTATTTTCATTTCCTCTGCCATCTTGTAGGTCATAGAAAATAGCATTTCAAATTCTTCTCTTACTTCGGGTATAATATCTAATTCAGGGTTGGTTAATGGAACACCCGACTGCGCCTCGACTTGCGCCAAAAAGGGCTGTAATTGCTTTTCTGCCCACGTTCTAATCTTTACAGTTTCTTTGGAGTTTACCGCTTCGGGGTTTACTGCCGTTGCGATAATATCGTAGTTCAATTTTAGTAGGAAGTTAATCACTACTCTTCTAATCTTTGGTATCGTGGAAACAATGCTCCAATCTAAGTTCAAATACGTTGCCCTTCTCCCCTCGTTGTCTTTTACCCTTGCCAACATATCCATGTACTTCTGCGTAGTTTGATTTCCGTCAGCGTACTTTCGGTTGCTTATCCAATCAGCCCTACGTTGTAAAACATATTGATTTTTCACCCACGCATTGTAGGCGGCTTGACAATATTGAGCAAACCATTGTTTCCCCTTTAAATTAGGGTCAATTAAATGGGACGGGAAAAAACTAAGGTATGTCGGGTTAGGTAAGTTCATTCTTTCTTTCAATATTGTTACAAAATTAACATTTTTTGCTTACTAAATCGAAGAAACAAACACTATCGGGTCTTGCGCTGTTTCTTCTGTTACGGTTTCTGCGTAGTTGTCAATAGTGATTTCACCGTTTAGCCAATAGGTGTTTATCGCTTTGGCTTCTTCGTGCCATTGACTTCGTGTGTCGGCAAGGGTTCGCTCAAATTCTTTTAGGTCTTGTTTGTACCCTGCGTTAAGTACACGCTTCTCAAACTCCGCTTCGTGCAAAGCATTTATTTCAGCAATGTGCGCTTGTTTATCCCATAAACTTGGTAATGATAACAAGTAATTTTCTAAAGAAATGGCATCGTCAAAATATAAAATTTGACTTCCATTTGTATACTTATAATTTGTTACAATTTCCATAGTTCAATAGTATATAATGTTAAAATT